ATCCCGGTGGACGTCCTGCCCGACGGCACCGACCGAGAACATCCGCGCGTTCTGCGACGTCAGCATACTCGGCGGGTGGTCGTCGGTGATCGGTACGAGCTGGAAGCTCGCGAGCGACTTCGCGTCGTGGACGCTGGTCGTCGGGCGGTACTCCTTGCGCTCGGAGCCGTCCGCATTGCGGTAGGTGAATACGCCGGTGCGGGTGATCCGCGCCTGCGCGACCATCGTGCCGTCGGCGCGCCGCGTGGGCGACGCCAGACTGCCGAGATCGATCCTACGAACGCGAGCCATGCGAGGAATGTGCCACGCGCTACGCGGCGCGCAAGGCAAGACGTGTGCCCACGTAGAAGCCGATACCCTCTGGTAGCATCAAGTACAAGGAAACATTGATGACTGCCACGAAGCCCAGCGCGCCGAGCCCCCACATCGCGAGCGACCATAGGGCCGCTGCGTGGGCGTTCTCGCGGTTCACGGCGCGCACGTAGCGCGCCTCGGCGAAGTCGATCGCCATCGCCGACACGAACACGCCGAGTGCGAGTAGGATCCACGTGGCGATCGACATCCGCAGATCTTGACCTGCGATCCCTCGCTGCGCGAGTTGTGCAAGTATCCTTTCCTTACCGCGAGCTTAAGGAAAGGTTTCTTTCACGTCGCGGTGCCGAGGTCGCTGATCAACTGGTTCAGCGCCGCAGTGCGCGCGGCGTCACCGTTCGATCGAGCCTTCAACCAGCCAAGCGCGATCATCCGATTGTAGAGCGCGGAGTCCTGCGTCTGCAGGTATCGGATCATCGACGCGGCCTGCGCCTCGGCATTATTCAGATAAGCAAGCCAGTCGGTCATCGCTTGCATCACACGGGCTCGCTCGGCGTCAGTCAGGTAGGTTGGCGCAGACATGATATTACTCCTCAGCTTCGCGCACGCTCGAGGCGAGCGACGCGATCACGGGCTCTGCGTAGCACCGACATTGTATCGGCTCGCCGGGCAGGCCCTCCTCCGGCGGATCATCGTAGCTGAATTCCTGTCCGTCGAGATCCTCATGCTCGGGCCGCACGCGCTCGTCTCCGGCAGTACGCCAGATGAACGAGGTGATGCCGAGATCCTGCTGGCGATAGGCGTTCGTCTGCCCGTAGAGCTTGCCGATCTGGTCGCGGGCGATCAGCCGCGCGTGCGACTCGCCGACGTCGAACTCGTGATCGATGGCCTCCGCCAGTCCGCGGCTCTGCTGCGCGCCGGTGAACGCGCGGCTGGCCAGCTTCTCGACGCCGTCTAGCACGTCGTGAGGGATCGTCTTGATGAGGATCGCGTTCTCGTGGACGAAGTGTTCGAGCAATGTGTGGATGCGCGCGTCGCTCGCGAATACGTCCGCGCCGAGCGCAGAGCGCACCTGCCGCCCCAGCTGCACGCGTTGGTAGGACTGAGTCCTACGCCCGAACTGCTCGGCGAGCGCCTCGACCTCGGTCGGCCGCATGCGCTGCTCGAGATGGTCGCGAGCCTTCGCCATCAGCTCGCGGAGTCGCCCCGTCTCGCCAGCGTCTACGCGCAGGCCGTCGCCACGTTCTGCGCGCGCACGATCAACCAACGCAGGAAGTTCCCGTCTGAGACCACTAAGTGCATCCCTTGTCGGCTCGAGCAGTCCTACGAGCGAGCGAGCATATTCTCCCTCGAGCAGCTTAGGCCAGTGCTGCCTCGGCAGCCGCATGCGCCGCTTGCCTAGGCCGACTGCCCGCAGCGCCAGCGCGCGTCGGGCGGTCTGCAGGGCCGCATCTGGTGCCGCATCCTTGTGCGCCTTAAAGTACTCGATCTGCCCGAGGCGCTTCTCGGCCTCGGCTTTCGAGTCGTACGGCCCACCTAGCACGCGCGTGCGCCCCTCGTCCAACACGTACCACCTGCTGCCGCGCTTCTCGATCACAACTTGCACTTCCCGCACTTCGTCGGCGTGGGACTGTAGCCGTTGTGTGCGACGACCTGCATCGCGCCGCAGCTACCGCACTTCCAGACGCTGTGCTGGATCTTGAACCGCGTGTCCCGCTCGACCTCGCGCATCATCGGTTAGGTCCAGATGAGGCGCACATTGACCGCGCTCGCCGCAGTGAGGCAGAACGTCGTCATCGACGAGTCGATCGAAATCGAATCGGGGTCGCTCTTGTGCAGCAGCACGCCGGTGTCACCGGTCACGCCCTTGAGCGTGATCTGCACCGTGTTGCCGCTCGGCTTCACAATCGTGCACCCGGTCGGCGTGGCGCCACCGGTCGGCACGGTGATCGTATTGGCGCCGGTCGCGAGCGACACGAGCGAGATTGCGCCGGGACTCGCCTGGTTATTGACGGCGGGGACGGCCTCAGTGGGCAGAACGACGTCGCCCGAGAAGCTGAACGAGACGCTGCGGGATCCTGTGACTGACATGGCTGCTCCTTATTCCTCGATCTTGTAGCCGGGTTTACCTTCGGATGATAGCGCGGGCGTTTTGGCCTTGTCGGGCATCGCGCCCTTCTCGTTCGGGTCGGGACTGTACTCGAACAAGCTGGTGCCTAGATCGAGTGCGTTCTGCTCTGGCTTAGCATTGACCGTAGGCGCCACGACTGCGCTCTGCGCAGCGCGCGCGTCGAAGTCGATGCGCGTCTCGAAACTGAACTGGTCGCCGCCGAACCGCGACAGCGCCATCTCCTCGGAGCTCACGACGTCGCGGTCTAGGTAGATCGCGTCGGCCTGCGCCTGCGTGAAGTGCGCCTCCGCGATCTCCTTTTCGGTCGGCTGCCATAGCGGCTTGAACTTCACCGAATAGTTGATCTTGTCGGGATTCTCTCCCTCGCACGCGAGCAGGATCTCGCACAACCGCATGATCGCCGGCGCAACCCGAAGGGATTGGATGCTAGCGATGCGGTCGTAGTAGAAGCGGATGTCGCTCGCGCCGGTGGCGTCCATCCCAGCCGGGCTCGTGCCGAGCATCAGCGTGAGCGGCATGTCGGCCGACGCGGCGAGGTTCTGCGCCAGGCGATCGAGCGTCTCGGGGTAGCCCGTCATCGTGGTCGACTTGCGCTCAAACTCCTCCTCGGAATCGATCACGACGGCGCGGCAGATCGCGCGGCCGAGCTCGACGTTCATCATGCTGTCGGTGAGCGCGTTCGGGTTCTTCGAGATCAGATCGGCGAGCCCGCGGATCTTGTAGACGCTCTGCGCGAAGTCCGAGAGCAGCACCTCGGCACTCTGGTGCCCGACGTTGAATGCGCGTAGCGCGCGGATGCAGCGCGTGAATACGCTGTCGCCCCACCCGAGCGTGCCGGTGATCATCACGCGCCGGCTGACGCGGATGCCCTGGAACGTGATGAGCCGGCTCTCGTGGACCTGCGTGACGCGTGGCGCGTAGCCGGTGACCGGGCTGCCGATCACGTACGGCACGAGCTGGTAGATCGCCGGCTGCCCGTACTTGGGCTGCATCGGGTCGTTGTAGTAGAACAGCGGGATGAGCTCGCGGCCCTCTAGCGGCGTGATGTAGTCGAGCGAGCGCACCTTGGATAGGTCGAGCGGCATGCGCAGGTCGGTCGTGTGGTCGTTCGCGCCGAGCAGCAGCGCGCCGCCGCCTCCAGCGCGCTCGTAGCACATGACCTCCTTGATCAACGCGAGCGCCTGCAGCTTGTCGAGCCGCTTGGTAATCGACTCTTGCAGCGGCTTGGCGTCGCCAGCATCTCGCCGCGGCGCCAGGTGCCGCTTCTGCACGCGGCGCGCGTATGCGGCCGGCTCGCGGCCGGCGGCCATCGCGTATGCGCGTCGGTAGATGCTGTCGCCGCGTGTGATCGCCGCTTTGCCCTGCACGAGCTGGCTGGCTGCTGGCCTCGTTGGCCCACCCTGCGCGCCCCTGCTGGGCGGCACGACTGGCGTCGACTCTGGCGGCTTGTACTGGTCGGGCATCTCGTCATCGCCGATGAGCAGCTCGAATCCCTGCCGCGTCGCCTCCTGCGGTGGCCCCTCGACGATCCGCGCTCCAATAGGATCGCCGCGCCATAGCACCAAGGCGTCCTCGCTCGCGACCAGGTCAAGCGAGAACGCGGTCGAGATCGACTTGTCACGGCCGGCGATCCCGAGCCCCGTAGTCGGGTTGTTCCACCCATCCATCATCGCCATGATGCCAGGGAACAGTGCGCGACCGCTGGTCTCGCTGTCAGCACGCTTGCCGCTGGGGTTCGGACTCGGTCCGCCCTTGCGCCAATTTGGATTACCCTTGCGCGGCTTTGCTCTTGCCATGCAGCAAGGATGCCATCTATTTGGGAGGGCGCTATCGCTTGTGACGAGCTGCGTACGAACCGACGGACTTGCGCGCCATTGGCTGCGGGTGCGTGGTCGAAGCCGGCGCGCCCTTGACGAGTATCGTCGCGCTGTAGAGCAACACCGGCGATGGGTGTCCCGGCTCTCGCACTTCCACGACGAGCTCGCGGATGCGGTGGTGGACGTCCAGCAGCCACGGCTTGCCGAGCACGCCGCGCACGATCTCGCTGACGAGGCTGATGTCGTTGAGGTCGATCGGGTGCGTCGGCGTCAGCCCGTCTAGCTGCATGTCCAGGCGCTGGATCTGATCTAGCGTCAGCGCCATGGGATCTCTCCGCTGTGGCAGTCGGTCTGGAGCAGCGCTGTCGTCTTGATGTAGATCGCACCGCGCGGCTCTCCTGGCACGCATGTCGGAGCTCTATCCCACCCAACGGACTTGCACATCCTGACGGCGGCACACCAGAGATCCATCTGGTCCTCTGCCAACGGTGTCGGCAAGATCTCTGCGTTATGCAGTGCCTCTATTGCGTGTTTCGTAAGGCGAGGCGGCATCACTTAATCTCGATCGCTGCGTTGAAGATCTGGACGAGTGATTCACAGATAGGCTTTCTCGCGGCGCTCGCGGCGCTCTCCGCGGCGCTCGCGGCGCTCGCGGCGCTCTCCGCGGCGCTCCTCGCGGCGCTCGCGGCGCTCGCGGCGCTCGCGGCGCTCCTCGCGGCGCTCCTCGCGGCGCTCTCCGCGGCGCTCCTCGCGGCGCTCGCGGCGCTCTCCGCGGCGCTCGCGGCGCTCCTCGCGGCGCTCCACGCGGCGCTCGCGGCGCTCGCGGCGCTCGCGGCGCTCGCGGCGCTCCTCGCGGCGCTCCACGCGGCCTGAGCTGTCTTCTCATCGGTGATCGGTTTGAGATCGCGAAGCGCCTTGGCGACATCCGGCAGCTTGATGCCATCGAACGCCAACGGAAGGATCTGCCGCACGGTGCCATCGAGCAGCAACATCGCGCGACGCAGCGACACCGTGTGGTCGCACGCGGTACCGACCAGCTTCGGGACGATTGGCACGAGCAGCACTCGCTCGTCGTCCGTCATGAAGTCGTTCACCGCCCGCCCGAACGCGCCGAGCACTGGGTCGGTACACTTCGGATGGTCCGAGTGCGGCTCGCCCGCGATGTAGGCCACGGCCTCCATGAGGCACACGCCTTCGTCGCGCGTCTTGTGGCCACCGTGCTTGAGAGTGATCGTGCTGATATCGTTCATCGTTGCCTCCGATGGAATAACGCTCAAGTCTCGCGTGTTATTCCCGCAGGCGCTGGCGAGCAAGGTGCCGCCGGATGATAGCCCGCTGGTTCGATTCCAGAAGCGCCACGACAGAAGAGCCAAGATTCGAGCGTTAGAGCAGAGTAAACTCTCGAAACTAAACGAAGTGAATACGACACAACGAGCGGTCACTCATCTTGGCTCTTTTGTCACCTATGCATCCGTGCTGCGAGACTCTTGAATGCGGCGTTCTTGGCCTCTAGCTTCTGCATCGCGGTGGATTCGCGGAAGTACGCCATCAGCTGCGACAGGGCGTCGACTCGGTCGTCGCGCTTGCCGTGGTCGAACACGCAGAGTTCGGCGACCCACTCGTCCAACCAGCTGCTGCCCTCCAGTAGATACACCGTTCCGGCCTCGATTGCGGCGCTCATCGCGTACGCGCGCGACGTCTTACCGCCGTCGACCTCGAGCGGGATGAAGCCGGCGAACTCTAACTCGAGGTCCTCGATGACGGCGGCGCCGTTCGCCTTTTTCTCAACGAGCACGCGGCCGACCTGCGGGTAGTCTCGGAGAAGCTGGCGGATCGCGACCTTCGTCTCGACGAACGTCATGGGCTTGGTGCGATCCTCCAGTACAAAGCGGCGCACGCCCTTGATGCCGATCACCGTGAGGCCGACGGCGCTCGCGCTGTCATTCACGCTGCCAAACGTGGCGTCTACGGTGATCGCCAGGTCATCGAGGTCCAGCCGCCCGCCGTCGCGATGCTCTAGTGTGATGGCTTCGTCGCCGCTGCAGCCCCTCGGCCGCGCGAACGGGCCGACCTGCGTGCCAGAGATGCGGAAGAATCGAAACCACTGGCGCTGGAACATCCCGCCCTCGAGCGGCGCGGGGTTCTGGTTGTACTGCGCCTCGAAGCCGTGCGTGCCGAGCTCGCGGCGAGCCTCGGAGATCACCTCGGCCGTGAAGCGCAGCTCATGCAGGTTCTCGCCCTCTACGGCGCGCGGATCTGCGAAGAACGGCGAGTCGTGCCGCCACTCGGCCTTGTACTCCAGCGGATAGCTCGCATGGAGGCACCCGCCACGCGAGAGCAGGTCGCCGGTGCTATCGTCGACATGAACGCGCTGCTGCGCGTGCACCATCACGAAATAGCGCTTGTCGTTTAGGCGCGAGGAGATCGACTCGATCTTGCCGGCGCGCTCTCGGCGCGACGCTTCGCTGTGAACGTCGTGCGCGTCGTCGGGGTCGTCGATCAGGATGCCGTCGACGTGGATGCCAGTGAACTTCGCGATCAGGCCGCGGCTGATGCGCACGCCGCCGGCCGTCGTCGCGAACTTCGCCTTCGCGTCGATGTCGTCGCGGATGGTCCATGTGACGTGGAACGTCTCGCGGTACCAACGGCTCGTCACGAGGTCGCGGCACGCCTCGGCGTCGCGCGTGACGTTCGCCGGATTGGCGCTGACGCACAGCCACTGGAAGCTCGGGCAGCGCAGCCACATCCACGCGACCGCGAACACCATGATGATGCGGCTCTTGAGGGACGACGGGCAGATGTTGAGCAGCAGCTTGTGCCACCTCATCTTGAACAGCTTGTCGTCGCGGTGGTGCAGCCACTCCTCGAGCATTCCCTGCACGTTCTTGCAGATCGCGTCGTGGTGCCACGTGGCCTCGAGCTCGAACGGCTCGAGCACGTGCCATCCCTGCTGGACGAACTCGAACAGGTCTAGGCGCGCGGCGTCGGTGTCGAGCGCGGCGAGCTCGGCGCTCGCCTTCGCCTCGTCCTCGTCGAGATCTTCAAGCGCATTTAACAGAGAGTGCTGCGCGCCCTTGAGGATCGACAGCGCCCTCGCTACCGGATCGTCATTCGTCTGTGTCATCGGCGTTCTTCGTGGGCGCACTCTCGACGTCGATCATCTTCGGCACCACACCGGCCTCGCGCAGCGCCCGACGTCGCTGGTTGATCTCCTCGAGTGTCATCGCGGGTCGCGCGTCCTTGGGCGCGATCTGGATGACCTCGTTTCGTATCTCTCCCTCGATGACGACGTGCTGCGCTGCCTGGCCCCACCCTCGGTCGAGGAGCATCTGCAGCGCTGCAGCGCGGTTCTTGAGCTCGACGGCCTCGCCGGTGAGCGGGTCGCGTCCGCGCCAGATCTCGACGAGCCAATCTCGGATCTGGTCGGGATGCACGCCCTCGCGAATGCTCATCGCGAGCGAGCGCAGCGCCCTCCGCTGCTCCGAGTTGGAGCCCGTGTGGATCCCTGGGTAGTGCGGGTGACCCTTCTCGAACGGCATGTATGACCATACGTTGTCATATGTGACGATACGTCGCAAATCAATGAGTTACCTATGCTAACTCGACGCCTCGCTATTTACGCATTTGCGAGCACTTAGCTCTCACGCATTTGAACTCCCTAATGTAAGGCGCACTACGCGAATGACGGTACGGTCTAGCGCGTACCACTCGACCCTCTGGTACGCTGGTACGCGGTGGTACGCGAGAATTAACTTAGCGATTCAAGTAAGTTCGAGAGTGGTACGTACCACATAGAGTGGTACGCCCTGATAGAACGCGCTATATTGGAAGTAGCGCGATCAGTGACCGAGATGTACCGCACCAAAAAGTGACCATCGCCCGTTCGGTTTGACCGTCTTAGCGACGGGCTTGCGAATAAGTGGCGCTGGGTGCACGTTGTGTTGGCATGCAAGCCCGTCGCGAAGGCTCGAAGGCGTGAAGCATCGTTTCGCGACGACCGCGCCTGAAGTGGTTCCGCGGCACCGAGAGATAGCGACGGGCTTGCATGCCTAACGTCCTGCTCGAGGCGGCGCTCTCGTACGCGCGCCGCGGTTGGCACGTGTTCCCGGTGGAGCCGCGAGGCAAGCGCCCGATCACTGCCAACGGCAAGGACGACGCGACCGTCGATGAGTCCGTCATTCACGCGTGGTGGTCATCCTCGCCCGACGCCAACGTCGCGATCGCCGTCGCGCCTAGCGGCCTCGTGGTGCTCGACGTGGACGTCAATGACGGCAAGCTCGGTCGCGAGTCGCTCGCGGTCATCGATGCGGAACTCCCCCCGACGCTCACCGCGATCACAGGCGGCGGCGGACTACATGCGTTCTACGAGCGCCCCCAGGGCGTCGACGCGTTCCAGCGCATCGGCGCGCGCCCCGGCATCGACTTGATCGGCAACGGCTACGTCGTCGCTGCGCCGAGCGCGCACGCGTCGGGCGGTGCGTATCGGTGGGTCGACGCGTCCGCGCCGACGTCCGCGCTGCCGCCCGTACTGCTTACCCTTCGCCGCGAGGCGCCCTCGGTCGCGGCCTACGCGACCTCGACCATCGAGACGGGCGACCGCAACAACTCGCTATTTCGCCTCGGGGCCGCGCTGCGCGCGACCGGAATCGGCGCAGACGCGGTGCTGGCGTCGCTGCTGATCGAGAACCAGCGCCGGTTCTCTCCACCGCTCGAAGAGCCCGAGGTGCACCTCGTCGCGCGGTCGATCATGACCCG